CTACCAACTACAATCGAGCTAATATCTTCTTCAAAGATGTGGGAGACGCTACAGTTCGTTTGTGTGTTGGTGTGGTTTTCTCCCAAAGGTGTAATGCAATGACCACCGATCCATATGTTCGGGTTTTTCCGTCCGCCGCCCGTTTGAGCCTGCGGGGCCGGACCGGCTCTCGGCTCCCTCAGTGGCATTCATGGTGGTTGGAACCCGCCGCCCTCGCATGTTGCCTTCTCGCACTTTTTTGTACGGGTATCGTACTCGAGAGGTCCCTCTACCTGCCGTCCCACCGCCCGACGATACAACCATCGCCCTTCGATCCTCCGCACGTCTCTACGATCCGTATCGTCGTCGACCCATGGCCGTCGCTGTTACACCCAGAGTTTTGCCCGGAATCCTTCCTCGACCAGACACCCAGGACCCTTTTTCTGCTGCGGAAGGAATTTCCAAGCGAATGGCATTCAAGCCATGTGACCCAAATGTTCAGCTTATGGGAGAATTTCGGCGATTTGTTCGAGATTACGTGCGACGAACCTTCGTGCCGCTCACCGATGAATATTTTTGTCGAAGCTTCGAGAGTCCCGTATCAGGAGAAGTTGACAGCGGCCCGCGAAACCGTACTGATGGAGATCTCTGCTTTGAAGAATGGCTTCAAGATACCCATTACACTCTTTCACGTAAAGACGAGTTACGACGACTTTATCGCGAAATCACCTCATGCGACTTGGAAGGACTTCATGCAAAATACGCCGGGACTGGATTGGAAACTTATTCACGAGTCGATATTTTCACAAAGGATGAATTTTATGAAGAGTTTAAGTATCCTCGAACAATCTGGGCACGCTGTGATGAATTCAAAGTCATTTCCGGGCCTTTCTTCAAAGCCGTCGAGCGAGTTGTCTTCGAACATCCGGACTTTATTAAACACGTACCAGTCCTTGAAAGACCCTCATCAATCCGGGAAAGCCTCGACGGGATCGGTTTCACCTTTAACGGAACAGACTATGTCAGCTTTGAAAGCCTCTATACTGAGCAACTCATGGATTCTGCCGAGTTTGAACTCTACAGATATATGGCTGGAGCGACTGACGATTTTGAGCCTTGGACCTCTGACTCTATTCACGGACATCCTGACCGATTTGACGGTATTCGCGTTGAAACTTCTGCCTCAAATCGACTCTTTACTCCTGATGAATGGCGACAATTCTTTGGCCTCTTCGATGAACACGGAAATTGCAGAGTATCATGCCCGGAAGAGGTTCGTGGAGGCGGGGACGGAGTTAAGCAAGATGTTCCCGGAAATTTACGAGATCCACTTCGAGTGCCATCCGATGAAGGCGTGGATGGACGAAGAGAGTTTCAAGGCGAGAGTGGAGGATGTGGGTTACGAGAGGGCAGCGCAGGAGAGGGACCAATTGGAGAGGCGGAGAGCGCATGTGATCTACTACGAATGGATAGAGATCAGGATCCCCTACACGAGGTACACAGTGAAGATTCATCCCGAGTCCCTGATTTGCATGTCGATCGGCTACCTGGTGATGCAAGCGTTTCCAGCGATAATTTATATCCTTCTCCTTCTGGGCACAATAGAGTACAATATTCTGGTATCAAAGGCAAACCCAATTATCCGTTTGATACGAGTTTTGATGTGTCTAGTCTCTGTATTAATCCTCTTGCTACCATTAGTCGTTGTGTTCGCGCCAACAATTTATGCTTCTCACGTGCGCTCGTTGTTCTCGTCGCTATTAAACGTATGTCTGGAGAAATGTGTACCTCGCTTGGTAATGGTTTTACCAACGCTATGGTAATGCGTTTCGTGAAGCACAAAATGCAAGAGGAAGCCGATCGTCAAAAAGTTGAGGGTGACGACGGCCTCTCCGCTACTATGAAACCCCTCACTCAAGGTCTGTTCTTGGACCTCGGTTTAAATATTAAGATTCTTTCCTTCCAGGAACTCTGTCATGCCAGTTTTTGCGGACAAGTCTTTGACTGTAATGACAATATTTTGACTCACCCAATACGTGCCATTGTTTTGATGCCATGGATTGGGTCGATGTACATGTTCGCGAAGAAGGATAAACAATTGGGAATTTTTAAAGCTAAGTGCCTCTCTTACTTATGGCAATACAACGGGTGTCCAATCATTATGCCGTATTGTTTGAGAATGCTTCAATTATTGTCGGGCGTTAAGGTCCGAAATATTTGGAGCGGGTACTGGATGTCGCAGGTGAAGAAAATGATGTTGGGCGACTTCGTACCTAGGCCCATTACTAACGACGGGCGGCGTATCTGCTTTGACCTCTACGGTATTCCAGTGGAGGATCAGATCAGAATTGAGCAACAGATTTTCGGTTTGACCGAAATCACTAATGACATTTCGTCTATCTATCC